AAGTCAAAGTCGTATTTATCAGAGCCAACAGCACTAACTAGCTTAGATTTTGTATGAAAAGCCAAAGCTTCTTCTGCTATAAAGCCATCTAAGCGACCTTTTTGCTCTCTAATAGAGTTTTTTAGGTTGGGCATCTCAGCATCTCTTATTTTTGCTCGGCTTATCATATCTTTAGTTAACTGCATTTTTATCATTTGCTGATAATCTCTATTGAATACTCAAGTTTGTCTTTCAGTCCTTGAAGTTCTTTGATTGTATCTTTTAGTATTTCTTTTCTATCAGAAACTATTTCCCACAAGTGGTCTACACCAGTATATTCTGCGTCTTCACCGCCTTCATAGTAATAACCGTAAAAGTCAACTAAGTTATTGATATCAGCTTTTTTTGCTGTTCCCCAAGCTTTGATAGTTTTATCAACAAAAGTTTCTAATTTCTTTTCATCAATAAAATTGTATTCTTTATTTATATTCATTTATATTCTCCTTAATTTGTATTCTATAACCTATATCCGAAACCATACCACAGCGGTAGGAACGAAAATTTTTTTTCTTTAGAATGGATTTACTTTTGACGAGCTAGACCCCACAATTTTTTTAGTGGGGCCTTAAATCGCCTCTAACCGTCTAGAAAGGTGCTTTATCGTCTGGTATATAAGTTTCTCTTATAAACTCAGCAATATTTTCTTCTTGGTTCTCATAACTTTTAAAGTCATCAAGTAGACGATGGTTTAAAAGAATAAGGTCTTCTTCAATAAGAGCTAAAGATGCTTTTAGAGCTTTCTTTAATTTACTGAAGTATAACTGTAATTCAGCAACATCGTGTGCATCTTCATAAAGGTCTGATTCTTCTTTAAGAATTGACGCCATTCTGCTGTCCATACTATTGAGATAGTCTGTTAGTACTTCCTTTTTTGAAAGCACTCTGATAAGTGAGTTTGTAGTATGTTCTACAATCTCTTTTCTTAATGTTGGTCTTTCCATTTAGGTCTCCAATTAGTCACAATCGAACGTATGTTCGACTTCTTATTTTTGACTATAGCTGACGGGTATGACAAAAAACAAATTATTGATAAAGATTTCTTAATTTATTTATTTCTGTTACTCTTTGAATGCAATTAGTTACTCCAGTTAATTAAATGCAATTACCCAAACCCCTTGAGCAATTAAGGGGTGTTTAAATACTTGACAAACATTTGTGCGTCAACTAGATTGCTACTTAGGTAATAAAAAATAATAGGAGTAATTATGAATAGAGCGCAAAGAAGAGCCCAAACTTCTAAAAAGGGTGGAAAATACTTTGGTCTAAATAAAAATAGACAAACTCAAATCGGAAGAATCACAAAGCCTAATGATTGAGAAAGTATTATTCAAAAGCTTAGCCAAACTTACTAGTGGTAACTATTGGTTTAATAGAGATAAAGATTCTTCTTTTCCATATGGACTATGGGTAAATATTGATGGTGAATGGAAACATTATGATTTTAGATTTCAGTGGTTCAGACATTTAATGTGGACTTGGGCAGTGTCTTCTAAAAATATATCAGCTGGTGGACGAGGTATTCTTTATTCAAATAAAGTTTGGAGAGCTTGGAAGTTGAGACACAATATTTTATATCGTCTGCATTATAAATACGACCGACCTTACGGAATGGGTATTCACGTAGAGATACACAAGAGATGGACTATGAATCTTAAACACAAAGATAAAGTTCGTTACTACGAAGATAGACCTATTGAAAAAACTTCTGTAGGATGGTTCGTATGAAAAAATATATAGTTGCGTTTCAAGGCTACCAAAAAGTACTTGCTGATTCTTTTGATGAAGCAAAAAGATTGGTTGAAGAAGATTTTAAATACATTCATCCAAAAATGAATGTCCAATTTAAATCTATTCAGATAGAGGAGGAAGAATAATGGCTAAACAAAATTACGATGTTCTTATAAAAAGACTTGATAAAATTTCACAAGAATATCCAAAAAAAGGATTAGCTGGTGGAATGCCTACTGATAAAGAGGAGGAAGAATAATGCAGAAACGAAGGTTCCGTAAGGAGCAACACGAATGGACTTATGAAATTAACTGGAACACCAGTTTGCCAAAATATGGAGAAGGTAAAAAGAAATGAGAGATTTAATTTGGGAAATTGCTAAAAGCGGTGAAGAGGATTTATCTAACACCGAACTAGAGATGATTACAGAACCTAAAGAACTGTATGTAGCTAGAGGTCTATCAGCAGAAGCCAAAAGAGATACTACACGTATCAATGGTTTTGTTGATAACAAGATGGCTCAAAATGTTGAAGAAAACGGAGCATTAAAAATTGGTAAGAATGTATTTAGTTACTCAAAAGGTTCTAGAACAGTATTACAAGATGCAAAGAGACTTCTTGACTGGGCAACAAATAAAGAATTATCAGAAGAAGCTATGAACAACCTTATTGCTGTTGTTGGAAATAATTTTTCCCCAAAGCTAAGAGGTATTGACGCAGTAGCAGGTAAAAAAGGTATGGATGTTCAAGTAGCAAGAGATACTTTTACAGAAAAAATTTGGGATAGTGAACCTAAACTACAAGTCATTGACGTAGAATTACCAGCCGCACCGAAATGGGCAAAGGAGTTGGAAGATGGACATAGAAGAAAATAAATACAACTGGGACAAAGATTCGTCCGCTGCGTTACTTTACTTTGTAGAAAATGTATCGGGTCCTTGGCACCCAAGTCAATGGTCAGTTATTGTAGAGCTTTGTAGTCAGATTGCTTCTTGGGAAGGTGAGAGACTTCCAGCTTCAACTCCAAGTAAAGCAAGAAGAAGTAACTTACACATTGCGCCTATGATGCAAGTCTTTATACAAGCGTTAACAAACGCTGAATATTTTGATGATGTGGATGATTTCTTTAAATTTATGGGAATGGCTCAAAGCGACCAAGTATTTTCAATGTTTAGATTTTGGATGCGTATAGATGCTCCAATAGATAAAGATGATGAGTACTGGACTGACTTTGTAACTCACATTACTGAATACAAAGAAAATTTAGAAGAGTTAAACACTGTTATTAGTTCTTATTCAGATGAACAAATTGCAGAAGAAATTGAAATGTTAAGGCAATCTTTTAATTTAGAGGAAGAGTAAATGAAAATAAAAATTGTTTTAAACAGCGGTGGGCAATTTAAAGATATACATTTTGTTAATGCACCTATTCACATTCCTATGGATGTTGAAATAGTGCATGAAGATGATTTTGAGGAGGAGTAATTGACAAATAAAAATACGTCAGATAAGTTAAAAAAGATAAAACAAGAAGTAACAAGATTAAGTAAATCTATTGACTTGTTTATTGAGGACTATATTGTAGGAGAACTAAATGAGACATACGTTAAAAAAAATAATTAAGTTTTACACCCAAAAGGTAGTAGAAAATAATACAAGAAAAATTCATAAGATGATGGGTCAAGTTGCATTTGGAGCTGAACTAAATAAAGATGCTAAAAAGTATATTGATTTAGTTTTTGAGTCTGCATTTAATGCTGTTGATAATGGCGAATATGACAACTTATCTATGGTGAAGCAAAATGATTTGTTCAAATTTGTCGGCTCTCACTACGAAAGTGCAGATGAATACTTTGAAGAAGTACAAAGAATTATGTTAGAGATTGAAGAATATATTGTTGAAAACCACGGTTCTTTTTTAAACTGGGTTTTGCTTCCACAATATGATGTTGAGCAAGACTTATCAGTTATCATCATTGTATTTACAGGATATGACTTAAAGTTAGAACACTATCGTTCAAGAAGAAGAGATATGTTGCCTAGGTTTAAAAAGCAGGTTACAAAATTTTATGACTATTCTCAAATGGCAAATTTTTACTACCAAGAAAACAGAGATGAAGTTGTTGAAGATATTGCTAAAATGACAGCTCTTTTACAGAGTGGTCGTATTATGGATGCGATGGAAGTTAAAGATGAACTTACAAAAAAGAAGTTAGATTACATTGGCTATAACGAGGAGGAAGAATGAGTAAAAATATTTTTTATTTGATTTGTGCTTTAATTTTAATTAGAGTGACGCTAACAGGAATTGGAGTATTGTAATGGATAATATAGATAAAGTACAACAAAACACTTTGATGCCTTTTGAACAAATGAAAAAGGAAACCAAAGATTTAATTAATGAGAAAGGCAACGCTAGGCCTTCAGAGGTAGATGCCGTTGGTATCTCACAACAATACTGGATGGCGGACTTTCGCTCTATGTGGAATACAGAGTATCCACGTTCCGCAGAGAAATGGAATGAAGACTTTTGGGCGAGTTGGTATAAAAACTTTTCAGCATTTACAAGACAAGATATTGAATATGCTTTTAATGAAGTTAGAAAAGTTAAAAGAGATATGCCACCTAACTTAAGTCACTTACATGACTTCTGCGCTAACAACGCTCAGAAAAGAATTAAGATAGCAGATGTAAAGTCTGGTTCTAAGTGTAAAGATATTGAGGCGGGGAAATGCGAATACGGTGACCCATACTGGCAATTAACTAAGTATGGGACACACGTATTTCAACTTATGTGTATTTTCAGATGTGATAAATCAATTGATGGTTATCCAAATGAATTTCAGAAAAAACATAAGCCACAAGCTCAGACTAAAGGTACTTGGTTTACTAATGTAGCAAAACTTTTATCCAATAGTGATGCTCCAATCTTTAATTCTGGTAAGACTCAGAAAGATAGAAAGTTTGAGACTTATCAGTACGCTGAGTTATTTCCCGATGGAAATATTAAAGAGGTTCTAAAAGCTCATAACTTAGATGAGAATCTTTCTTTTGTAGAGCAATGTCAACAAATTGCAGAGCTACCAAGAAAAGAGACAATACTAAGCAATGTTTAGAAATTGGGAAATTTCAAGATGGTACAATGGTTATGTCGGCTTCCCTAGAAGTGGAAACACTTCGAGCTGACTGCCCTCCCATCAACAGCTTTGCCTTCGGGCGAAGCTGTATTTTTTTTTCTTAAATTGACTTGCATTTTAAAACGACGTCATCTATGTTAAGAGTATGTCTGTATGACAAAAAACGTATTGAGTATGAAACAATTAAATAAAGCTAATCGACTGTCTTAAAAAGGGGCCATAAAACGGAAAGCTTGAATACTTCGGGTGGGTAGCCCAAAAAGGTCAAGCAAGTACTAATTAAAAATCCTAAAATAAGGGCAAAATCGCTGGCTATTCAACAAAACAGCATAAGAACCATTTCGGTGTGTCATCGGTGGGGAAAGTAAGTGATTAAGCACCGACTTTGCGTTGTTGATGTGTCGTTTGTCTAAATCGAAATGTTAGGGGGGTGGCAGTTTAAAATTGTAGCGTTGCATAGGGAGCAATTGGTAAAAAAGGCTTAGGCCTCGACCCTTGTAAGTCACTGAAAAGAATTTAATTGTTTTAAGTTTGGATTGGCCCAGTAGACATACTGGGTCGTCCTTACAAAGAATTTAAGCAAACAGAAAGGGCAGAAATGTCAAGTTATACAGACCAAGATAAAAATTATACACAATGCGCAAAATGCGCAGAACCATTGGAACCAAATAACCAAGGTGCATTAGATATTAGCTATAACGGTGGTTATGGTGATTTCGTAGACAATTACGATGGGGAAGAATTATTCTTTCGTCTTTGTCACAAGCACGCTCATCAATTTACTAACTGGTTAGGTAATCCATCAGCAATACACCCAAGTGCAGGTCATTCTCACAATGGTTCAGAAAAAGGTTTTTGGTATGGCCATATTGGTTGGGACCAAAAAACTTGGTTGTCACACCTACGTACTTTTACGTGGTGGCTATTTAAAACACGTAGCTTTAAAAAAGCTTGGTCTGAATTAGTTCATTCAGTTAAAAGTCACATTACGTGGACTCGTTCTAATATTAACGATTCAAGTACACCAGTTGTTTGGTCACAATTCTTTTTTAAATTGTTTTTCTTAGACAATGCTTATGCTGGTACAGTTACCGCATTAAAGCGTAAGCTCACTGTTTGGAAACACCAAAAAGCTAAAAAAATATATCGTAAATACAAGTCTCTTTACTCAGAAATTTGGGAAAGTGCTATTTACGGTAAACTCACAGAATCCGAAAAATCTTTAATTATGGATATTGGTGAAGCTTTAAAACAGCAAGAAGAAGAGTAATCTTTTTCAAAAAGGGGGTATTGCTACAATATCCCCTTTAAAGCTGTTTATAATGAACTAATGCCTAAAGATATTTTAGAGAATGTACAAGCGTCAAAACAGAGGGTATACAATATAACATTCCCCCCTCTTCACGATGCCCAAAAAGAAGTTCACGATTCTAAAGCTCGTTGGAAAATACTTTGTGCTGGTAGACGATTCGGAAAATCTCGACTTGGAGTACAGATGTGCTTAGAAATAGCATTAGCTGGTGGACGTGCTTGGTGGGTAGCTCCTACATTCGCAATATCTAGAGTTGGTTGGCGTGATATTCAAGCAGCAGCCGCATCTTTTCCAAAAGAAATGGGTGTAAACATCAAAGTAGGCGATATGCAAGTAGATTTTAACAATGGTGGCTTTATTGGTGTTCGTTCTGCTGATAATCCACAAAGACTTAGAGGTGAGGGTCTTGACTTCCTTGTTATGGATGAGGCCGCTTTCGTAAAAGAGGAAACTTGGACAGAAGTACTTAGGCCTACTCTTACTGAAAGAAAAGGTTCTGCATTATTCATCAGCACACCAAAAGGAATGGATAATTGGTTTTATAGATTATTTGAAAGAGCAAAAACACAGCCCGACTGGGAGAGATTTCAATTTCCCTCTACTTCTAATCCTTTAGTTGAAGAATCAGAAGTTGAAGCAGCTAAACAAGAAATTGGTTCTCTCGTATTTGCTCAAGAGTATATGGCTCAATTTATATCTGAGGGTTCTCAGATGTTCAAACAAGATTGGTTTAGATATTATCAAGAGGGTGTGGGACAAGTTTTTGCTGATGGAGAAAAATACGATTTAAACGATATGACATTATTTGGTTCAGTTGACCTTGCAACATCAACAAGAGAATCTGCTGACTATACAGTTATAGGAAGCTTTGGACTTCATCAACCAACAAAAAAACTTTTTATTTTAGATATGACTATTGCAAGAATGGAAGCACCCGATATTATTCCAGCAATTAAAAGACACGTTGTAAAAAACAATCTTGAATGGGTGGGAATTGAAAAAGCAGGTTTTCAGCTAGCTTTAGTACAATTTGCAAGAAGAGAAGGTCTTCCAGTTGTTGAATTAAGGGCTGATAGAGACAAGCGACAAAGAGCACTTCCTTTATCTGCTAAGATGGAAGCAGGATTAGTTTATCTTCCTAAGAATGAAGAGTACTCTTGGGTAGCTGACGTAGAACGTGAACTTCTCACGTTTCCAGTTGGTGCTCACGATGACATTGTTGACTGTATATCATATGCTGTCATACAAGAGAAACGTCAAAGGAAGTGGGAAGCATATTAATTATGGCTGAAGAGAAAAGTTTTTACAGAAGAGCGGTTGAATACTTACAAGCACCGCCCGAAAGACAAGTTAAAGGTTTAACATATAATCAAAGCACAAACAGTGCTTTAGATTCTGCTGTATTCGGATACAATACAAGTTCGGGTGCATTTCCAGCTAAATTACTAGAAGATATTGGCGAGGGAACTGGTAATTCAGCTGTTGTCGCTTGTATCAATGTTTTAGCTACCGCTTTCGCAGAACCAGTCCTTAAAGTAATGACTAAAACTACTGATGGTGATGAAGAGCAAATGCTTCATCCAGTCGAAAAACTTTTACAAAGACCTAATCCTTTTACATCGGGTCCTTTACTTTCCCACTACATCGTTACAGCATTAAACGCTAGCGGTGACGCATATTTATTAAAGATAAGAAATTCTTCGGGCCGAGTCATACAACTAATCCCAATGATGCCCGACAGAGTTACCCCTCGTGGCAATGAAGATGAATTAATTACTCATTACGAGTATTACGGTTCATCTAAGACAATGGGCGAATTCGTTGTTCTCAAGAAAGACGATTTAGTTCATATCCGACAAGGAATAGACCCAAACAATCACAGACGTGGTTTTGCTCCTCTTAAATCTGTTTTAAGAGAACTCGTAGGTGATGAAGCTGCTGGTCAATATGCAACAGCATTACTTCACAATATGGCAGTGCCAGGCGTTATTCTTTCTCCGAAAGATGACTCTAACGGCGGACCGTCAAGAGAAGAAGCAGAAGCTATTGCTAAAATGTATAAATCTAAATTTGGTGGTGCAAATAGAGGCGCTCCTATGGTTCTTACTGGACCAATGGATGTTAAACCAGTATCTTTTTCTCCAGACCAAATGGATTTAAAAGAACTTAGAAGACTTCCCGAAGAGAGAGTTTCTGCAGTTTTAGGTGTCCCAGCGATTCTCGCAGGCCTAGGAGCTGGTCTAGATGCGGCGACCTACAACAATACGAAAGAATTAAGAGAATTCTTTACTGAGCAAAAACTTATTCCTTTATGGAAAACAGTTGCTAATGAATTAACACATCAGTTACTTCTTTCAGACTTTACAAATGACGAAGCTACTTACTGTGCTTATGACTTGAATATGGTCAGAGCTTTAGCTTCCGATAAAGATTCAACATACAAGAGAATGAATATGGCTGTTGCTGGTGGTTGGGCTACAATCTCAGAAGCTAGAAAAGCAGCTCATTTAGATGTTGATGAAACCCACGATGTTTATTTACGTCCACTTAACATGGTCGCTGTTCCTATAGAACAAGGTAACCAACCATATCAGATTCAAGAAACACAAGAAGCTGATAAAAGTATTTCTACAAAAGACACATTGTCAACAGAGGATTTCGGAGTTGAGTCAGTAAGACAAGATGTTGTTGCAATGACTGATGAACCAAGAAACGAAGAAAAGTATATTGCCGAAATGCCTAACGGTGCTTTTTGTATTATTGACCATGATACTGAAAAAGTAATTGAATGTTTTAAAACAGAAGCTGCTGCTGAAAGAGCATTAGCTGATATGAAAAAATCAATTGCTGAAGAAAAAGCTGCTGTTTCAGCTAAGGTTAAAAAAACTTTACAAAAAAAAGTAAAAGAACACAACGATAAAAATCCTAAGTACAGAGCTACTTATGGAATGTTGGCCGCAGTATTTAGACGAGGTGTTGGTGCCTATAGAACTAACCCAGCTTCAGTGCGAGGTAATGTAACTGGTGCAACCCAGTGGGGAATAGCCAGAGTGAACGCCTTTATAAAAGGTCTTAAAGGTAAATTTCCTAGAAGTGCTTTCGACCAAGATTTACTTCCTAGTGGTCACCCACTAAGTTCAAAAAAATCAGCTAAAGCTGAATCAGTTAAAACTGGTGATACTGTTAGCTGGTCAATAAATAAAGACCCAGACCCACCTTCAACGGTGCATGGTGTAGTTACTTCTGTCAACAGTGAGAAGAAAGAAGCAACTATGATGGTATGGGCCATTATGGAAGACGGTTCTCATAAAAAAACTGATAGAAGTGTAGTTCAGCCAATTTCTAAATTAAAAAAAATTAAAGATTGGCGTAAAGAGGAAAAAGCAAAAGATGATGTTACTAACTTCCCTAGAAGTGGAGATAACCAAAAAATATCTCTTTCTAACTCACAATACAAACAGTTTCCAGATTTCAAGTACGTACAAGACTTGAAAGACAACTACCCAACAATTTGGCGTAGAGCTGGCACTGGAGGAAACCCTCCTACTTCATTCACTGGTAATGATGCATTTAACAGATGGTCAAAATATAAAAAAGGTGATAGAAGTCCAGCAGTTCTCTCTTGGGTAAAAAGAAGAGAACGATTTATGAATCGTCACAAAAACAACAATAGGCTAAACGGTGCTATTGCTGTTATGAAATGGGGCGGTGTTACAACTGGTGGAGTTTCACAAATGAAGAAGCTTGTGAATGAACAGAAGAAAAAAGTAGACGCTAGAAAGAAAAAAGCTAAGCTTTTAGTTTCTGAGAAAACCGCTAAAAAATAGCTGTTAAAATAAGATTTAGAGAAAGAGATTTAGGGGAAATAAATTGAATAAAGAATCTAAAAATTTCGAGTTTAAAACAATTGATGACGAAAAAGGCTCAGTCGAAGCTGTCTTTTCTGTTTTTAACAATATGGATACAGATGGTGACGTCATGGTACCAGGCTCAATAAAGTCTGGATTTAAAGATAATCAAGTGCCGATGGTCTTCGCTCACAAGTGGGACCAGCCAATTGGAAAAGGAGTCATCTCTCAAGATGAAAACAAAGCAGTATTTAAAGGTAGCTTTTTTATGGATACCGAGGCTGGTAAGGAGGCCTATGCACTGGCCAAAGGAATGGGAGACTTACAAGAGTGGTCCTTCGGATTTAGAATTGATGACGCAGAAGTAAAAGCTTTTCAATCAGAAGAAATGGAAGAAGAAGTGGAAGCACGTTTTATTAAAAGTGCAACTGTGTACGAAGTATCCCCAGTACTAGTTGGCGCAAATCGTGAAACCTATACTCTTGCTATAAAGTCTGGCGAAGAAGCCGTTTATGAAGACGCTTTAAAAGCTCTTCCTAAAGATTTATTTGAAACACAAGAAGAAGCAGAAAAAAGAGCTCAAGAACTAGGTTGTTCTGGTTCTCATAAAGAAATGTATGAAGGCAAAGAATACTATATGCCTTGTAATGACCACGCTTCTTACTTATCTTCAATGGAAAAAAGTTTAAGGAACGACGTCGAAGAAAAAGACGCTTCCGAAGATTCTGAATCTAATACTAGCGTGCAAGGTATGAGATTTTCAGACGAGGTAAAAGATGTGCTTGCTGCATTAGATAGCCTCATTGTAAGAGCAACTAGCATAGGCGAGTTGCGAAAGGGAGAGGGCAGAAAGTTGTCAGATAATGCAACTTCCGCACTTAGAGCAGTTCAAGAAGACTTGAACGATGCTTGGGCCGAAATTGACCAACTCATTGAGGACGTCAGTCTCGTACCAGCCGATTCTGAAGAAACAATAACAGAAGAGGAAACACTAGAAGCTGAAACTGCTGAGGCCGAGGAAATCGTCTCAGAAGTTGAAGAATCATCTGCTGAGGAAATCGTAGATGAAGCTACTACTGTAGAATCTGAAGTTGCTGTTGAACCAGAAGAGGAAGAAGCATCTGAAGAATCTTCAGAAGAAATGGAAACTGAAATAGCTGAAGCAGAAGCTCCAGTTGCTGAAGTTTCTGAAACTCCTCAAGAGCTTATGGAAGATGATTCTGATTTATTCGCGGAAACACAGCAAATACTTGCTGATGCTTCGATAGCGGAAATCGACGAATAAGTATAAGCAATTAAACAAGGAGACATTTTCAAATGGCTGAAATTAAAGAGCTAAGAGAAAAAGTCGCTGCTAAAAGAGCTGAATTAAAAGAGCTTTTCGAGGCACAAGAAGACGGCAAGTACTCAGCCGAGCAAAAAGGAGAAATCCAATCTCGCAATGAAGAACTTGCAAGTCTAGTAGAAGAAGTAAATATTCTTTCTGCTAAAAGTGCTAACGAAAAAGCTATGAATGAAGATTCAGAGCCAGTTAGCGGCGGATACGCCGAAGAGGCATCCGCACCAATTTCAACAATTGGTGATGCATTCGTTAAATCAGATGCATACAAAAACTACGTTACAAAAGGCGTAGGCGGAATTGACTCAACAGTGAAATTTAACCCAATGGGTTATAAATCCACTTTAGGCGCGGGTACAACTGCTTCATATCCACCAGAGGTCTTAAGACAACCTGGTGTCATTGAAGAAAGTTTGAGAGACCCAAATGCAGTTATTGGACTTTTCGACCAAATCGAAACAGACCAAAATGCATTCCAGTACCTTGAAGAAACCACTTTCACAAATGCTGCTGCTGAAGCAGCTGAAGAGGGTGCTGCTGCTGAAGCAGAACTTGACTTCACAGAGCAAACTGCTGCAATCAGAAAAATTGCAGTTTTCTTGCCAGTGACAGAAGAGTTACTCGCTGACGTTAGCGGAATTCAAGGTTACGTAAATTCAAGATTATCAACAATGATGAGACTTCGTTTAGACGGACAGTTACTTAGTGGTGACGGTTCCGCTCCTAACTTAGAAGGAATCCTCGATGCTGGTAAAACTCTTGTAAACTCTGTTGACTACTCCACATACGTAAGCGGTGGCGGAGAATTAAACAGAATGGGTGCAATCTATGAAGCAATCACTGACATTAGAACAGGTGCTTTCATAGAGCCAGATGCAATCGTAATGCATCCAAACGACTGGTACCAAACAGTAACAGCTGTTAGCGACATCACAACAAGTGGTTCAAAGAACCCATTGTTCGTTGCTGCAGGTGGATTTGGTGCTGGACCACAAGCATCACTTTGGGGATTAAAAGTTGTTCCTACAACTGCAATCTCTGAGGGTACAGTGCTTGTCGGTAGATTCGGTGGCGGTGAAGCTGCTCACGTAGTTATGAAACAAGGTATTGATATCGCTGTTTCTGACAGTCACTCTGACTTCTTTTCCAAAGGAAAAGTTGCAATCAGAGCAACAATGCGTGTTGGTTTCCCAGTCTACAAACAAAAGGGATTTACCAAAATCACAAACTTCTAAAGTTAGAAGTTACATTTAGTAAAGGGGTCCCAGTGACCCCTTTACACAAAGAATTAAGAATAGGAATTAATAAATGGAATATATAGTAGCAAAGAAAGACATTTGGAAATTACAAGACGGAACAATCTTTGAGGGTTCTGCTAACGAACTTCCAAAATCAAACGCTTCTAAAATAGCAAAAGCTGGAATGGAATATTCAGTTGCTTATTTAGAGAATAACGGCTGGAAAAAAGAAGCTCCTAAAAAAGCTGCACCTAAAAAAGCTGCACCAAAAGCAGAAAACAAAGCTGTTAAACCAGAAGACTTAGAAGACAAGTAGGCCATAAATGGCTTTAAGTGCGGTTTCTGACGTAGAAAAAGTCCTTGGTGTAGATTTATCGACCAATGATGAGACCAACGTCACTAATGTTTTTATACCAGCTGCAGATGCGGCTATAGAAAACTACGTTGGTTATGAGTTAGATTACCAATCAAGCATAGAGGAAAAATTCGATGGAAACGATGATGATTCAATTTATCTTAAACACATACCGATTATCAGTGTTTCTTCTATTGTTGAAGATGGTGTTACTTTAACTGAGGGTAATTCTGAAGACTATGTTGTATATAAAAAGCAAGGCCTTATCAAAAGAACTGGTTTACAATACTGGTCAACTCAGAGACTACAAAATATCGTCGTTACTTACAGTGCTGGTTATTCTGACTCCGAAGTTAGTGCAGAAGATATTCCTAGTGATATAAAATTTGTATCAGCACGTGTTGCTGGTAGATTATGGGCTGCTTCAGCCAATATTTCCACACAACAATCAACTGGTGTAGTTTCAACCAACATCGCAGATAATTCAACAGATTCAAAGTTTCAAATGGTTAAATCAGAAAGTATTGGCGATTATGACGTCGAATATGAATCACTATTAGACCAACTCAACCAAGAATTATTAAATCCAGCTGATAAATCAATATTATCTAAATATAAAAAACAATTCTTCACATCCGCTGGAATATTAGACTAGACTGTCTATATGGATAAAAACGTAAATAAACAAATGCGTAAGCAATTCTTGCAAAACATAGAAATGGATAAGTTTCTAGAAGCAACTATTGAGCAAATGAACTCATTAAGAATGAATGGTACAAACCTAGTTTCTGATATGGATGAGTTTGTAAATGGATACTTAGCTATTTGTAAAAAATACCCAATTAAATAAATAAAAATGGCCAGATACGATTATAAGTGCCGTAGTTGTTCGCATATTTTTGAAGTTACTCATTCTATTAAAGAAGACCCAAAAATTAAATGTGAAAAGTGTAAAAAACTTTGTGATAGACAATTACCTAATACAGTTTATCTTTATGGAACTGTTGGTGTTGACTGGAATACTGACCCAAGTAAAGCATCTCCTAAGATGAAACAAAGAGCTCAACAAGCGACTAAGAGAAAGAGACAGTTTTAGTCAGATTTTCGCATACAGCGCAAACAACTTTACCTTCTGGGACAGGACGTCCGCAATCTAAACATTTAGACATCATATAAAGTATATGTTAGCAGAATTTCTTCGTCTGGCATAACATCCTTATTTATCAAAAGATAGTAATACTTACCAATCTGTATAAGTTCACTGTTTGAATCTTCACTGTGGTTTATAAAACCACCTAAAGGTGTTCTTATTCGGTTATCTTCAAAATCACTGTTTTCTATGTGAGACACACCTAAGTTTGTACCTTTAGAAATTATTTGCGTCGAGAATAGGCCTAAGCCCTCGATAGGAGAGTTTTTAACGGTTACTTCTTCGGGAAGGGGCCGATAGTTATCTTTTTCCATTTTCCCTCTCAGATAACGAAAAATAACATTCATCACAAATTATAAGGGAGTCTTTGAAGTTTAAAGGTTCTTTGCATTTAACACAATGCGTTCTTTCATTCGCCATCTTCAAACCACTCTTTAGGAAATCCCTCATTATTTTTTTCAATTTCCCATAAACGCATTTCGTTTTGCCATTCTAGACGTTCAACTAGATGTTCTAGACCGTTAATAACGGATTCTAATAATCGTACAAGTATTCTTCTGAGCGCCATTTCTTTTCCCATTTCTTTTCGTTACCCCAGCAAAATTTGCTAGCGTTCCAATCTTTCCAATTAAGTTTACTATAAGTATCTTCGGCAAGCAAGGATGCCATTTGGATATTGTAATAAGGTACGAACTGAACACGACGAGCTGACAAACCATCCTCATTAATACCTAAGAGTGAACCGAAGTACGGTTGCCCGTACCTCAGTATTATCCACTCATTCCATTTGGGCATATTATGCTTTGCAGCTACCCAATCCCACGTGGATGGAATAAATTGCATTACTCCCGAATCATCTGCTGATTTTCTATAAGCAGAAGATTTGCCTCTGCTCTCACACCAACCAATTCTTACGGCAGTATATAAATTTTCTTCGTCAAAATGTTCTACGTATTCGGGTAAGTGTTGAACCATATTTTTTGGTATGTTATCTAAACATCCAACAATTTCGTTTAAGTTAGTAGTAGAGAGCTGGGTATCCCCTTGTCCAAAACTGGCTATTAATAATATGCAACTTGTAATCATAGGGTTAATATAAGTGACCTATGGTCTTGTTGTCAACTATTTAATTTTTTTTCAGCATCAGCTATAGCTAGAGATTTAGAATTACCTACTCCAAATGAAACTTGAGACATCCCAATCTTGCCTCTTTCATTCATGTAGCTCTTAAATATCTGAGCTTCGAAGACTAACATATAATCGTTATAAGAAACGTTATAGGTATAGCCCTCTTTTTCAAACTGTTCGTTCAAAAAAGCTGGTGCATCATCTTGTCTAATGTCTACCATTACTCTTAATTCTAACACACTTTGTTAGCTGAAATCACGAAATTCGTAAAAAACACCAAAAAAAAATAAAAAAAATTATTTAAGCCTATAAACATTGGGGTTTATCTGTAAAAATCAATGAATTTAAGGTATCTCGATTTGACAAGAAACAGTACGTCAGTTATATTAGAGAATGACTATAAAACAAAAGGAGATGTTATGAATACAGAAAAACTCGAAATCGAGTATCACGTGCTAAAAGATTCAGTTGCTAAACAGCAAAACTGGCCTTATAGCCCACTTCAAACAGAACTAATAGATGAGGGTGTTGTCTATGTTGATAAAAAAGCTCAGCAAGACATCGTTACCATTACAGAATGGGTAAATAACGAAACTCGAATCTACAACAAAAAAAATACCGACAAATCTATCACTTTCAGAGTAAGACTTGGTTCTTACTTTGATGGCGAAGAAGAATAAAAGGAGATAACAATATGAATAAAAAAATATGGAATAATGGAGACCGTCCACAATCTGTAGTAGCAAGCAGAATTGCTGAGAACGAACTCGCAGATTTAAAAGATGTAGAAAGAAAGGACATTTCTGACTACTCCGTAAATCAATTAAAAAGGAATCTTATTGATATCAAGTCTTATGGACTTTGGTCTCAAGATATTCCCGAAGTAAAAGACCTTGCGATAGGTGATACATTTGAAGTACCTCACTTCACATTTACACCTTATCGTCGAAGTAGAGGTAATTACAATGTTTGTAATGCTGTGTTCAAAGTTTTGGACAAGAAAAGTATAAGCAAAGTAACAGAAGTGTTAAACGCTGACGGCACTAAGTTCGGAAAGCGTAAAACTAAGACTTCTTATGTTTTACTTGAGTGTGACCAAGATAGAGACCAAGGTCCCGACAATTGGTTTGAGAGATGTTCTGAATTTAGCTCTCGTAGAGAGGGCGGAGGACAGTACTATCCTCTCAAAAAGAAGAAACAAAAATGGGTTTCTCAAAAACAGATACTTATGATGTTTCTGAAAGATGGAGGACTTTGTCCTCTAAAAAGACGCGGACAAGATTGCAGGTACTGCAACTAATTCGTTTCATATAAATCTTATGGCTAGCGGAGTTGACAAACTCCGCTTTGTCATATAAGGTAGAAGTATTACTGGGAGGTAAGAAATGGCAAGAGACTACACCTTTGATGTCAAAGGTTTAATTAAAGAGATAGAGTATAAGCCTTGGGCAGATAACGTCTCTTTAGGAGAAAAATACGGAATATCTAGAGAAAGAGTTAGGCAAATCAGAATACAAAATGATTTACCAACTTCTATAGATGCAAAAAAACAATGGATGATTGATAACTTCAATCTCTTTATTGATGGAGCTAGGAATGGTAAAACAATTACTAATCCAAGATTCGTAAAACAATTTCCAATGAGTTCAAAACTTATGAAAATAGTTTTAGATGAAAATCCAACTCTTAAGAACTTGTATGAGTCAGCATTAGAAGATTGGGCAGATAGAATGGCTAATCCAACACATAAAACTTGTTTGATTTGTAAACAGAATAAGCCTATCAATGACTACTATACTTCTAAATCAGCTCGAACAAGAGATGGCTTCGACAGAAAGTGTAAAGAATGTAATGTTCGTGCCGTAAGTAAATATTACGAGTTACGAAAAGACAAACCTAAAACTATACCAACTGAAAAGTATTGTTCTGCAGTTCCCGAACTTGGAAAGTTACCAGCTTCTGAATTCAGAATAATGACTTCAGCCAATACTGGACTACAACCACAATGTACTCCATATCAAGACTTCTTCGTTAAGTTTAGAAAAGAACAAGAAGTAGACGATGCAAGAGAATTAGCAAGATTAGCAACGATAGCATATTACAAAGATTACAGTTCGGTCACTGCAAATTAAAATGTGATATACTGGAAGTTCATCTTGTCTATGTCGAGACCGACCCTCGTGGTCGGTTTTGGCTTTTTTGGGACTGCTAGAATAAGTATGTGCCAAAGATATCAACATCATTATTAAACGAAAGCGTTACTATCCAGCGATTGACTGGTTCATCTGTTGACGACCGAGGACTTAGCACAGCTACATTTGCTGATACATCAACAGTCCAAGCAAGAATAATTAGAAACAACTCCGTATCAGAAACTAGAACTGGTTTTGCTATATCAAGCAATACAGAATTCGCAGTAATTGTACAAGGAGATGTGGATGTTACTGTAAAAGACAGAATCAAAATAGGAAGTGATTACTATGAGATTGAATCTGTTAATGATACAAAAGATAGATTTGGAAATACTTTTTACACAGAAATAAGAATAAGTAGCGGGTTCTAATGGCAGTAGATAAATTATTCGGAGTAGCAATAAGAGCAGTAGGTGAAAGAAGATTACCTATGCGTAGGTTCACTGGTGGAAGTGGACAAGTTCCTAGGTACTTAAATGTTCCTAGAAATGTAAATGAAATATCAAAACTTAGAAGTTCTCTTTATACATTTTCTGTTGCTGCTGGTGACATAACATCTATGATACCAGGCAAGTTTATGCCTAACCTTAGAAACAATGCACTAACAATGGCTAGAGGTCTTGGTGATATTAACGCTATCAACAAAACCATAATGAAATTAACTGGTGGAGGAAGTGGTGGTGCTGTAGGAGAAAGGTTCGCTAGACGTTTAACTGGTAGAGCTTCTGGTGTTATAGTAAGAAAGATACCTGGCGATAACCCAGCATCACGTTTATTACGTTCAAGAATGGGTGCAGAATTACAAAGACAACAAAACAAATTATTTAGACAAGGCGGTAAAGCTGTACAAGTTACAGGTAAAGGAAAAATCAACGCTGGTATGGGTAATAAATATATTCAAGATAGATATGATGAATTTTTATTTAAGTTTGCAACTGACTTTGTTACTTCTGTACAAAAGTATGTACCAATTGATACTGGTGCTTTGATTAAATCTGTACAAGTGAGTAACAGAAGTATTTCTGGAAATGAAAATGAAGTTGCAGTAACAATGGGTGATAACAATAATGTTTACTATGCTCCAGCAGTTGAGTTCGGTCGTGGTGCAGGTGTATCTGGCCGTCAACCAACTGGTATAAAGAATACTGCAGGAGTACCACAGAGATTTGAAAACTACAAAGGCTTCCAGCCAACAAGAGCTCCTTTGCGTAAAGGTGCTATCGCTGTAACAAACAAATACAAAGGACTTCTTAAAGAAACAAGTGGAAGTATTACTACAGATAAAATACCAACATTCTTAAGACAAAGCCTTAAAGGAGTATTCGGATAATGCCACAATCATTACCAGACGCAGAAATATTAGCTAGGACTTGGGCCTTAAGTAAAACATCTATTACTGATATTGTTGACCAAAAGATAGCAACAAGATTACCTCAAGATGCAGAAATGCCTTTCTTAGTTATTACTAGATTAGGTGGAACTCCTTTGTCTGGAGAGGCATTAGTAGATGAAGCTTTACTTCAATTAGATTGTTATGCTGGAAAATACGCTACAAACGATACAAAAGGACAGCCAGATTACGCTACCGCATATAATTTAGCTAGTGCAGTTGTAGCTGAAGCTTTTGACCAAAACCCAGAAATTTTAACATCGAGTGGTGGAGTCAGTGGAAAATTGTCTGGATTTACCATTCAAAATGGTCCACAACGCATCGACGAGCCAGAGCTCGGATTAGCACGCTATACTATAGATATAGTAATGATTTACGGAGCTAAATAATGAAGAAAGTTAAAGTAAATCCAATACTTAAAAGAAGTGTTGGGCAAGTCAGAGACGAGAAACTTAACTGTTATTTCACTCACGATGAGTGGTGTGATGTTACAGAAGAGGATTGGAAACGTCTTAAAGAGGCTACGTTCAAACACGGAGACCTACGGGTTTCAATGTATGTAGCCGATGGTGAGGCAGCCTTTGGAAATGTTGATACGCTTGAAAAAGCTAAAACAGCAGAGCCAGTTATCGAGGAAGAACCTTTTTGGGAAGAGGACGAAGTACAAGAAGAAGAGTGACAAACTCTTCCAATTTAAAGTAGGAGATTAGTAATGGCTAAAAGTATTAGTGAGGTAATGCTCGGAACTGGTGTTTTGTACGTAGGTGCAGAAGCAGTATCATTCCCAGCAGACCCAACAACTTCACCTAGCGGTTCTGACTGGGACGACATTGGTTACTCTGAAAATGGTTGGACTCTTGACTATGACAAAACTTTCGAAGATGTTATGGTTGCAGAGGAAATCGACCCAATTTTCACAATCAAGACTGCTCAAGAAGTAAGAATCAGCGGTGAGCTTGCTCAAGTTTCATTAGCAAACTTGAACGAAGCAATGGGCGGTGCGTCTGGAAACATAACAACTTCAGACCCAAGTGCTGGATTCAGTACCTTGACACCCCCAAGCACAGACTCTTTCGTAGAAAAGTCTTTGCTATTGAGAGTTGATGCACCAGATTCAACTCTTGGTGGAACACTTAAAAAGAGAGATATCCAAATTCCTCGTGCAGTGAACGTTGGAGCTTTCTCAATGACACACGCAAAAGCACCTCAAAAAGTGCTCGTTGCTGTTGAATATAAGTTGTTGAAACCAGGTTCTGGAGCTCAATTTACAGAGTTATTTAAGATAGTCGACGAAGTTTAGTCGATAGATTAGGAGGGCGGAATGCCAAAATTTGATTTTGACGAAGCTGTCAAAGAGAATGAGAATGAGCCTTTGCAGATTGTGTTGAACGGTAGAGAGTATACTTTACCTCCACAATTACCTGCAAAGGTGGTTCTCACTCAAATCGCACTAATGAACGAAGATGGAACTCTTGGAAACAACGACATTCCAACTTGGTTAGGTGCGTTAGTAGGTGAAGAGAACTTACAACAAATGTTAGATGATGGAGCAACTTGGGAACAATTAGAACAAGTAACAATGAAACTTCTAAAGTTCTACAAGATTATTCCAGAAGAAGAAATTGAGACGGGACTAGAAGAAGCCCCAAAATAAAACTGTCCCTCAATGACTTGGTGGATAGTTGGGGGGCTATAGAATCTGACTTTCAAAGGTTCTATAAAATTCATAATCCACTCGATATTTCTTGGAGAAGATTTAACATTCTTTTATTCAATCTCATATCTCAAGAATCAGCTTTCTTTTCTCCATTCTTAGCAGAAGCTAGAGAAGAGGCAGAAAGACAAGCTGAATGGGAGAAGTACAAGCGTGGAGATAGAGGGAACATACCTAGAGAGGCTGTTCCTCTGGACCAAGCTTTAGGAGAAATAGGAATAGGAAAGTAATTTGGAACAAGCAAATGTAATCGGTAGGCTGGCCTTTCTGGCTAACGTTGTCGGTGACGGAGCCGTAAGAGGAATACAACAAATGGCTAGAGGCACTGGTGCCGCTATGACCAAACTTGCCTCTGCAGTTCCAGCAGCAGCATTCGCATCATCTGCAATAGCTTTAGCTGGTGTAGGTGCAGCTCTTGCTGGTGGTGTTAAAGCAGCAGCAGAGTTCGAAGAATCATTCGCTTTAGTTAGAAAAGTTCTTGCTAGAGCTAGCGAAGAAGAACTAGGCGCTATCCGAGATTCAATATTAGAACTATCAACTGAAATACCAGTTGCAGCTGGTCAATTAGCCACTTTAGGTTCTATTGCTGGTCAGCTTGGTGTTGAAGTACAAAACATTCCACAATTTATAGACACAGTTGCTAAGTTAGGTGTAGCAACAAATATGACAGCTGAACAAGCTGCTTTCTCAGTTGCAAGGCTTGCAAACGTAACAGGAATCGGAGCTGAGAACGCAGACCAACTAGCTAACGTATTAGTTAGATTAGGTAACAACACTGCTGCAACAGAATCAGAAATAACATTATTAGCAACACGATTTGGTGCTGTTGGTAAGATTGCTGGTTTAACTGCAGACCAAACATTAGCTTTCTCCGCATCAGTAAGAGCTACTGGTACAGAGGCCCAAGCTGGTGCTACTGCATTACAGAAATTCTTTTTAGCATTACAACAAGCTGCATCACAAGGTGGAACTAAATTAAAAGCCTTTTCTGATACTGTTGGTATGAGTGGTGAAGAGTTTAGAAAATTAGCTCAAGAAGATATATCTAACGCAGCAGCATTATTTGTTGAGGGGCTAGATAGGATAGGTTCTTCTGGTGGCGACGTACAAAGAGTTCTTAACGATGTAGGACTAGGTTCTGTTCGTGTTTCTAAAGTTATGTTATCTCTATCTTCTGACACTGAAGAGTTGAGAAGTAACTTAGCTCTAGCAGCTGATGAAATGGAAAGACAAACTGCTTTAAATAATGAGGCAGAGAAACGATTCGGAACCTTAATTCAACAGATTCAAAGATTTAAAAATGTTATAAGAGTCATAATGATTGACATTGGTGAAGATTTAGTTCCAGTCATAGCAGACTTTGTTGGTAACTTAACTGATGCTATTGCTGGAATAAAAGAACTTACTGGAGTTTTAGATACTGACTCTTTTGTTAGAGCAGCAAAAGCATTGACTGTTTTAACTGTAGCAATAGGTTCTTTAAGGTTAGCTGCTGTTAAAGGACTCGTAGATACCGTTGCACTTTCCTTTATGTTTATGGCTGAGGGAGCTTTTGTAGCCGCTGGTGGTGTAAAGGCATTAATGGTAGCTTTCAAGCCTTTCCTTATAGGTGCAGCTGTCGTAGCAGGAATTGCTGGCATACTTAAAATCTTTGGAAATATGGCTAAAGAAATCGCTATAGCTAAACGAAACCTAGAAGACTTTGAAGACGTAATGAATAACATAGATGTTTCTGATTCAGACTTTGACATATCAGACACTTTAGCTGAGGGATTGTTTGATAATCTTGAAGAAGATACTCAAAATGCATTTAAGAAAGCTTTCGGTAGAGAAACCACAAATGTACTAAAAGAAATATTAGGAAATCAAAGTACAGAAGTATTAGGAAATATTTCAAGACTATCTGAGGGTATGGCTGCAATGATTACAAGCACATCAAGTTATTTAGCAGGTGATGAAGCTGCAGAGGCTGCAATTGCTAGCAGATTAAAAATGACTAAAGAAGAAACTAAGTTAATCGGTGAGCGTATGGGTACTGAATCTCAAGCCTTTAAGATTGCAAAACAGATAGAAGAAGTATTAGAAAAAAGAGTTGAGCAAGGCGGTAAATTAACTGTAGAAGACCAAGCAGCTTTATTTGCATTAACTGGACAGCTAGATGCATATGATGATTTACTAGCTCTACAAACTAAATCATTAGAACAGAAAATGGAAATTGTTAAGGAAGAAGTTAAACATCAATTAATACAAATGCAATTCTCTGGAGATTTAAATAACATCTTAACTAATGAAAAAGAATTACTTAGAATTGCAAGACAGATGGCACCAGAAAATAAAATTATTGCTGATGCTCTAGGATTTATGGCTGATAAATCAGAAGAAGTCGCAAAGAATATGAGCGTCTTTGATAAAGTGTTACAAAGAGCTACAGACTTTGCTACTGAATTAAATGCTCAACTAGAACCTTTGGAAGCCTTACAAGATTTAGAAGATGCCCAAGACAGTCTTAAGGATGCTAAAAAGGATGTTGTTGACCTAGGAAAAGAAGAAGTCGAAGTTCAAGAAGATTTAGCAAGTATTCAGAGAGAAATCAATGATTTATTGCAAGACGGTAAGTTTCTATCAGATGACATAATATCTATCAAAGAAGAAGAATTAGAACTTGCTGAAATGATTAAGGCAGTCAACGAGGGAGTTGAGCTATCTTATCAAGAACAATTGAAACTTCTAAAACTTGAAAGACAATTAGAAATATTAAAACGTGCTAATTCACAAGGTACATTAGATAATGCAGAAGTACAACTGGGAGCTCTACAAGAACAAATAGACCTCATCAAGAGTGGTGGTGTTACTGAAAAAGATATTCTTGACCAAACTAAAAAAGTTCAAGAAACTAAAGACGAGGCCAAGATAAATGCACAAGAAAGAATTAACGAGCTTCTTGATTCACAACAAGAAAAATCTGACAGACTAGTAGAGATTGATGATGAAATTGAAGATGCTAAAAGAGCTGTTGAAAGAGCTCAAATAGATGTTTTGAAGAAAACAAATGAATCTGTTGTAGCATTTGCAAAACTAGGCAATGAGGGCACTGACAATATGATGAGACTAGGCAAAGCTTTAGGATATCCAGAAGACAGACTTAAAAAAATTGTCGGATATATAGACCAAGCTAAATTGAAATTAGGTACAATGCCAGCATTTACTACAGCTTTTGGTGAGGGAATGTCTGCTGAAGACGCTGCAGCTCTACAAGGTTCTTTTGGAAATACTCAAGTTGCAAGACAAGGCGGAGGTATGGTCAGATTAGGACAAACAGGATTAGTTGGTGAAGCAGGTATGGAAATAATAAAACCAATGCCTCACGGTGTTATGGTCACTCCTATGCAAGGTGGCGGTGGTGGTCAACCAATTAACCAATATGTTTCTCTTAATGTGACTGGACTTCCAACAGACCCATTAGCTGCAAGAAAGATTGCACAAAATATTCAGAGAGAATTAAACAAATTGAAGACAGACGGTAGGAGTGGAATTGTTAGATAAAATAAAAGATAATCTAGGTTTGATAGCTACAGCTATAGCTCTTATGGGTTCTATTGGTGCAGGTTTATCTACTGCTA